AAACCACAACAGCTGGTGTTGGTACAAACGGTAGTTTAAGATTTAACAGTACTACTATAGGTTCTGTTACTCAGTCATATATTAATGTTGCCGATTCAAACGGTTCGAGTCTTGCAGGATTTATCAGTACATGGGGCGACAGTACTAATGCTCCTATAAAAGGTCATCTTTATGTAAGACCTGTAAGTTCTATAAACTCCGCCAATGCTGTTTTTCAAATAACAGCCATTACAAATAATACAACTTATTACACATTAACTTTAACACCCACGGCTGGCAGTAGTTTACCTGTAGCCAACGGTGAAGCGATGGCAATATTCTTTGTTAGGGCAGGAGATGCAGGATATTGGGGCAGTAGAGGTTATGCAGGTAGCTTCGGGTTCACTGGTAGCTTCGGTTATAGTGGAAGTTTTGGTTATAGTGGTAGTTTCGGTTATACTGGCAGTATGGGAACAACCAGTACGACCACTGATGCTACCACTACCAACAGTGGTGCAACAGGTGTTACAACTTTCGATTATGCTCTCGGTGGAGTATTTTATCTAACTGCTCCTGCGGCAAATTTTACAGCAAACTTTAATAACGTACCTACAACAAACGGATTCTCAAACGTAGTTGTATTATATGTTGTTCAAGGAGCTACTCCTCGTATTCCTAGTGCTGTTCAAATAAATGGCTCGGCTATTACTGTAAAATGGGCACAAGGCACAACGGTTGTAGGCGTTGCTAACCAAATAGATATGATTTCTTATTCTTTAGTTAGACTAGCGGGCAGCTGGACCGTATTTGGACAATTCACTACTTATCTATAATAAATAGGGTTATTATGCCAAGAGCAGCTTCGTCAGCAGGATTTGATTATTATTTACAACCATTTACAATGCCAGAACCAGAATACTACGGTTCTGTCATGTTATTTTATCAGGCCACGGCTCCGTTAGGTTGGACACAAATTACCTCAGAAGATAATATAGGCTTAAGAATAGTATCAGGAGCTACAGGGGGGACTGTATCGGGTACCCAACCATTTACAACAGTTTATCCTGCGAGTCCGATTAGTAGTGTTTCGGTTGCTACGGCCCCTCTTGCTGGAGCCACTTCTGCTCCAACTACTATATCTACGACTCAAATGCCCATACATACACATAGTCCTAATGTAACATATAATGTAGTCGGCGGCAATCAAACAACATGGGGTCCGACAATTTCGGGCGGCATCAACGCATTAGCTTATGGATTTTCCTGGACAGGATCTTCTTCTGGAGTTACCTTAAATCCTCAGCCTGCCGCGTATACCGCTGGCTCACATGCTCACACCTGGGCAGGCGCGGCCGGAGGCGGGTTCTTCACCACAATAACTCCTACTGGATTTTCAATCAAGTACATGGATTTTATAAGAGCGAGTAAAAACAGTTAAAATGGCTATTCCATCTATTCCATCTGGCAGTATCAGTATCTTTGTTCAACCCACAGCACCTGTTGGCTGGACAAAGCTGACCACAGACGACGACGCAGCCTTGAGAATAGTCAGCGGAACAGTAACCACAGGAGGAGTCTCTAACTTTAGTACAGTTTTTGTATCTAAATCTCTTACAAGTCCAACTTCTGGAACTAGCACAATTCCTATGGCGGCAACTTTGAGTGCTACCACGTTGACTACGACTAGCATGGCAAGTCATCGACATCTTAGTTGGGGATTATCTGCATCAGGCGGATCAAACACCAGAACTGCATTTAGCGCACCAGGGCCAGGCAGAACTGCATTGGCAATGTTCGTGGGGCCGGGCAGTGTCAGCGCCGGCCCTGCTGGCAGTGGTGGAAGTCATAGTCATACACTTTCTGCCTCTGGAGGAGTCGATCTGTCTCCTACTGTTTTTCCATTGGCGTTGAGATATGTCGACGCAATAGTGGCACAAAGGAACTGATTATGGGAACACAAACATTTCCTTCTGGTACTGTAACTGCATTTAGACAAACTACTGCACCCAGCGGCTGGGTTAAACTCGTATCATTTACTGATTATGCTCTTAGAATTGTTAGCGGAGCGGGGGGTAGTACATCGGCGGGTGGTAGTAACTTTTCAACTATGCATCCAACTTCGGCTGATCAAGTTTGGTCTGTACCTTCTACGGGATATACTCCGTCAGTTTCGGATGGAGCTCTAGCCGATCTTCCTAACCACGCACATTCAAGGAACTTAGGTGCTCCTAACAGTGGTCTTAACTTTACAACTTTAGGTAACACTGTTAACCCCCCAACGGCCAATTACTTTGCTGCTCCGGCTGATGCTGGACTCCCTGATGGCGGAAGCCAGCCAAACGGTGGTGGTGGCCTTCATACCCATTCGGTTGTAGTTGGAGTAAACGGAACAGTAACATTACCTAATTGGGGACTCAAATACGTAGACATAATAGTTGCCTATAAGGTTTAATTTTTTTCCTCTGCATACTTTACAACTATAAATATTTTTATAATATAGGAGTTTAATATGGAATTAAAAAGAGAAAATTGGTGTCCTCTTATCAAAAAAGAATGTGTCGGTCTCAAGTGTGCATGGTTTATAAAAATAGAAGGCTATGATACGAACACAGGAAAACGAGTAGACGAATGGAATTGTTCAATGGCATTCTTACCCATGTTATTAATTGAAAATTCTGGGCAGCAGAGACAAACAGGTGCCGCAGTAGAAAGTTTTAGAAATGAAATGGTAAAAACCAATGAAAGTAATATCCAGGTATTAGCAGCAGCAATTGGTGCAGGTTTGCCGGCAAGCAATAGTATTCCTGTGATTAATATCCATAAAGGTATCAACAATTAAAATGATTGATACTGATAGAATTACCATTATCGTAGATGATTGCACAGTAGTCACTGATATCTGTAGTTATCAAGATCTTAATTTTTCAAATTGTAGCATTCCGGAAGATGTTCATGCATTGCAATGGTTGCATGGCACCGGAGAGATCGAATATCGTCTTATAGATAATCACAAAAAAATGAATGAAGAAATCTCAGTGTTGCCTGCTTGGGCGGTAAAATGTTTAGTAGAATGGCAGATGGCGCACGATGCTAATCCTCCACCTTTATATTATGTAACAATGTAAACTAATTAAAATGAATAACCTTTTAGAAAAATCAAATTATATATACATAAAAAATTTTATAAGCTCCGAAAGATCTTATGAATTGGCTAAAGAATTTATTAGATTTACCAAAGAAAATAATATCAATAATGATACTCAAGTACAAAATTCACCAGCACATTATAATCATATCGATTTTTTAGAATTATTATGTGAAAAAACCCCCGAGGTAAGTAAGTTTTTAGGTGAAACTGTTTTACCTACATACTCTTATGCACGAGTCTATAAAAAAGGGGCAATTTTAGAAAAACATACAGATAGAAATGCCTGCGAAGTTAGTCTTACTATTAATTTATCTGGGGATGAAAGTTGGCCTATATGGATTAAAACTCCTGATGGTAAGGAAGTTTCTTTAGATTTAGAATCTGGAGATGCCATGCTTTATCTCGGGTGTCAAGCAGAACATTGGCGAGAACAATATGAAGGTAAAGAATATGTTCAGGTATTTTTACATTATGTAAAAAGTAGAGGAGAAAATAGTTGGGCGGTATTTGATAAAATTAAAAATCCGCCGGCTGACCCATTAACGAAACTTCCCAGTATAACAAACAACGTTGCAGCCTCTAAACAAGAAACATCTAACACAATTATTACTCAACAAGATGATAAGCACGTCGACGTTCTAAAAGAGTATATATGTATTTTTGATAACATTGTATCTGACGAATTGTGTGATCTAATTTTAACAGAATACCACGATCAGTGTGGAGATTGGGCTAGCTCGTCTGTAGGCGGCGGACAGATTGACCGATCTATTAGAAATGCAGATGTAATAGGAATCTCACATAATGTGATTATGCAAAAAAATTCAAATGTTAGACAATTAATAGATAAAAAATTGTGGGAGTGTGCAAGCAGATCAATCTCTTTATACAATGAAAAATATCCAAGGGCATCTATAATTGAGGACAGCGGGTATGATCTTTTAAGATATAATACGGGATATTTTTATAAAGAGCATACAGATAGCTTCAGCCTACAGCCCCGAGCCGTTTCTTGCTCTTTTGCTCTAAATGATGATTTTGAAGGCGGTGAATTTTCGTTTTTTGGTAGAAAATTGAAAATTCAGTTGAAAAAAGGGTCTGTAATAATGTTCCCTAGTAACTTTATGTATCCTCATGAGATTATGGAAGTTACTAAAGGCACACGCTATTCGATAGTCACATGGTTTGTTTAATGTAGCATAACGAATAAATATTGCTACATTAGGAACCTACATGAGAGCTGCTGACATTATTAGAGATTTATTAGATATTATAGAACGTATCGATGGGGAAGAATCTCCTGCGGCAGTAGAACAACAACCTGCTAGTGCAACTGCCGCAGTTACTACTGGAGTAGATCAGAATAGATTTAAGCAAATTCTAGATTTATTAACTGTACAGCCTAAATTATACGATAACAGCCCTGCAGAAGTAGTGGCCAGTTTAGACAGTGTTACAATACACGCCGGTGGCGGCGTTAATGGTCCAAAAAATCCTGCTGATATTAGAGCCGACAGTGTCGCTATGTATCCATCTATGCAAAAGCCATCGGAGTAAACATGGCTATCCTAGTTCAAAGTTTTCTTAACAGTGCTACACGGTTATCTACAACTGCAACTACAGCGACCACTGTAGTACAGTTAAAAACATTGGTAAATGCCATAGAAGGTGCAAATACATCAACTATGCAATTTTACATTGTAAATCCTTCTACTACTGCTACTGTACTAGTCAGTGGTACATTGGGGTCGTATGGTATTACAACTTCTACTATAATTTACAGTAGTAATACAATATCAACTGCTACTAACAAAGTAGATAGACAACTAGCTAAGTTATCACTAGCACAGTTGCGCAGACAAGCAGGCGGTAACACATCTACTAATTATTATAGAACATATAACATCTATGATGTAAATTTATTAGCAGACAAATATACTAGCAATACTAGCACAGTTGGTACTACTAGTACATTGGCTGTACATAGACCCTGGACAACATAATGGCCGTTGATCGTTATCTAAATACTACCAACTATGTGCATTCGCAAGAGAGTAATCTACTCAATGTACATAAAGCTATGGACTACAGTGCGTCGGGCGAGCCACTGCTTAGAGTAAACAACGTTGGCGGAGTAAGTTATAACGATGCTGGAAATATTTCTGCCAGTATAGATGCGTTTGGTCGTATGCGTGTAAGCAATCCCTATACACTATTTGATGGCGGCCTACGCTATGGAGATAACACATACAAGTGGGATCAGCAAGATATAGGTGCTGCCGCTTCTTCATTCTTGCCTAATGAAAGTTCCATACTAATGGCTACTACAGGAGCAGGATCGGCCATCCGACAAAGCAAGCAGGTGTTTTCCTATCAGCCAGGTAAGAGTCTATTGACTATGATGACCTTTGTTATGAACGCTCCTACTACGGGTGTTACACAGCGAGCGGGCTATTTTGGAGCACAGAACGGCGTATACTTTGAAATAGATGGCACAGATATTAACTTAGTTATTAGAAAATATACATCGGGGTCTGTTGACTCTACCAGTGAAAAGATTCCGCGAGCAAGTTGGAATGGTGATCGTTTAGATGGGCAAGGTGGACAAAGTAACATTAGTGGAGTTACACTAGATG